TGTATCCAAACAACAGATTGCGTATTTTTGACAATAGTTTGACACCTGTTGAACCCAAGATGCCTGATTTTAAAGTATCAACTCAGTATTATCAGGTTGAAAATGGATTTGATCGACTTGGAATGGGACGAGAAGAGGAATATTTCTGGAAAACTGCACAAGAACGCGAAAATAAATACGATTCGAGGGATGGCAACCCCTTAAAAAGTTCTGATTCAACTGATCAGGAGACAAATGGGTAATTCACCTATAGATAGAAACACCGAGTACATGAAAGAAATGTGGGGAACAAAGAGTTTGATGACAGATTATTGGTCTTTGCCACATAAAACAGAAGATCCAGAAGAAATGGAACTGAACGAAGTCATGTATCATAAACCAAAACGTACTGAGACTTTGACTGAGCAAGAAATTTTCTCCCCAGAAGACTATAAGAACATTCCAGAACGCTATTGATTGTCAATAAATACTGAAAACCATTATAGATAGTATGTTAAAGTGTATTTAAGTGGATGGCACTACAAATTTCTCGTGGATTTAGAGATATAAGTCTATCTTTCAAGAGACATCCCATCACAAATGATGTAACTGTCTTAAGAAATGAAGATGCAATCAAAAAATCTGTCGTAAATTTGATCAGAACCCGCCTCGACGAAAGATTTTTCAACGATTTACTGGGTACATCTGTCTATAATACACTTTTTGAACTTAATGATTCATATCAAGGTGATAGTGTAAGGGAAGAAATTATAACATTATTGCAAAACTTTGAACCTAGGATTAAATTGACCAATGTTTATGTGCAACCTGGTCGTGATTCTAACGATTTTCTCATTCAAATTGAATATGACATCACTGGATTGCCACTTCCAACACAGAATATAGAGTTTATCTTACAACCTTCTAGGGTCTAATGTCATTCAATCAATTCACTAACCTCGATTTCAATGATTTGCGAACTCAGATTAAGGATTATCTGAGAGCGAACAGTAATTTCACGGATTTTGACTTCGAAGGATCCAACTTTTCAATTCTGATTGACACATTAGCATATAATTCTTATATTACTGCCTACAATACCAACATGGCAGTCAATGAATCGTTCATTGATAGCGCAACATTGCGTGAAAATGTCGTTTCATTAGCGAGAAACATCGGATATGTGCCAAGATCTAAGAGATCATCAGTTGCAAAGGTCACTTTTAGTGTAAATTTGAGCGGAACTGACGCTAGATCAGTAAAATTACACAAAGGAGTCGTTGCATTAGGTGCTGCATCGAATGGAAATTACATTTTCTCGATTCCAGAGGATATTACAGTCACTCCAAACGAAAATGGAGTCGCAGTATTCTATGGAATTGAAATATATGAAGGAAATCTGTTGAAAAAATCATTTATAGTTGATGATTCCCAACCAGATGCAAAATATATTCTCCCAAATAGCAATATTGACACCTCTACGATTAGAGTTACAACAACTGGAACCAGTATAGAGGAATATACACCATATACTAACATCTTTAATGTAAGTGAAGCAACTAGATTGTTTCTTACACAAGAAATTGATGATGAAAAATATCAAATTCTCTTTGGAGACAACATTTTAGGTAAGAAACCAGAAAATGGTTCAAGAATTGATGTCACATATATCGTAACGAATGGTCGCCCTGCTGATGGAGCAATAAACTTTAATTTTTCTGGCAAACTCACCTACCAAAAGGGTGGAGAAAACTTAAATGTAAACACTGGAATCTCCGCCATAACGACCCTACAAGCGTCAGAAAACGGTGATGACATAGAAAGTATTGATACCATTAAATACCTTGCTCCTAGGGTCTATGCGTCGCAGTACAGAGCGGTTACAGCAAATGATTATGCTAGTCTGATTCCATTTCTGTATCCAAATGTCGATTCAGTAAGTGCATATGGCGGCGAAGAACTTGATCCACCACAATACGGAAAAGTATTCATCACGATTAAACCAAAAAATGGTGAATTCTTATCTGACGTTGCAAAAGATGCAATCAAGAATGATCTAAAAAAATATACCATTGCAGGAATCAAGCAAGAGTTCTTGGACCTGAAATATCTTTATGTTGAGTATGATTCAACTGTTTCATATGATCCAAGTTTTGTTACTAGTAAGGAAGATCTTCACAGTAGAATTATAAAGTCAATTGAAAATTACGCTAAATCTTCTGATATCAATTCATTTGGTGGAAGATTGAAGTATAGCAAACTTCTTTCACAAATTGATCAAGTTGATAGAGGAATTACTTCTAATATCACAAAACTTGTTATGAGAAGGAATATGGTTCCTGCATATAATTCTCTTGCAAACTATGAACTCTGCTTTGTAAATGAATTCCATACAGAACTAGAAGGATTCAATATTAGATCGACTGGATTTACTGTAGACGGAATTGAAGGTACTGTTTATCTTACTGATGTCCCCGATCTTGCTGCTGGTGGCACATCAGTCTCCAGTTCAACAGCGGCGGCAAATGTATTCACACAGAGACCCATTCAAGTTGCATCAAAGACTGGATCAATCTCAATTATTTCCTTTGATCAAGATCAGAGAGTGAGAACAGTCATTGCAAATGCTGGAACTGTTGATTATATCAAAGGTGAAATCATTCTCTTCCCAATCAATATTACATCAACTGTTTTGGAGAACAGAATTGAAATTGAAGCAACTCCAGAGTCGAATGATATCATCGCAAAAGAGAATCTTTATGTTGTCCTAGATACTACAGGAAAAAGTGTATTAACACTTAAAGAAGATTTGATTTCCTCTGGATCAAACAGATCTGGAGTTATATACAACCCACCATCAAGTTTCATCAGCAACACAAAGTATACACGATAAGAAATGGCAGATAAAAAGGTAAAGATCTCTAATATTCTGGAAAGTCAAATTCCAGAATTCATTCAGGCGGAAAGTCCTCTGTTCAAAGAATTCTTAGAACAGTATTACATTTTCGAAGAGCATGAGTATGGAACTACTGATCTTGCGGATCATATTGGAGATCTGAAGCACGTTGAATCATTCTCTAGATTAACTTATGCTACTGTACCTGTCACTTTGACAGAAGAGATTTTAAACCTTGATGACACGATCAATGTAACTTCAACTGCTGGATTTCCAAACAGTTATGGTCTCATCAAAATTGGTGATGAGATTATTACTTACACTGGAAAAACTTCTACTTCTTTCACTGGATGCATAAGAGGATTTAGTGGCATTGATAGAATTGAAAGTGAGTTGCAACCTGAATTCTTAAACTTTAATGCAACTGAAACTCTAAGTCATGATTCTGGTTCTGTTGTTCAAAACCTTAGTTTAGTATTTTTATCAGAATTTTATAGAAAGTACAAAACTCTTTTCTTGCCTGGTTTTGAGGAAAGACAATTCCAGAATGTTAATGTAGAAAATATTCTTTCTAGAGCAAGAGATTTTTATAGTTCAAAAGGAACAGATTCTTCATTGAAGATTCTTTTTAGTGTTCTTTTTGGAAAAAAAATTGATGTTCTAAAACCATTTGATAATACAATCTTAGCATCTTCTGCAGATTGGTCTGTCACTGATAATATTGTAGTCGAAGCAATCAGCGGAGATCCAACAAAACTGACTTCTACAACTATTTTACAGGAATCTACAACAAATCCAACATCAAAGGGTGCTGTTTCTAGAGTTTCAGAAGTATTTTTAGGTAATAAGAAGTATTATAAGTTATTTTTATCTAATGGATCTATTACTAATCAAATTAAGGTAAGTAAAAAAACCAAAGTACTTGGAATTGGCAATACTAACTCAACTTTGACCGTAGATTCGACTGTCGGTTTTCCAGAAAATGGCAGTTTCTTCAATATATCAAATGCAAATGAGTATGTTTCTGTTTCATACGAAGGTAAATCAAATAATCAGTTTTATAACTGTGTAGGATTATCTACAACTTTAGTAGAGAATAGTCCAATTATTGATGGAGTCTACTTATATGGATATGAAGACAATATTGACGATATCACAAAACTCGTTACCATGCGAGTTGTTGGTTCTGTTGTAGGATCTGCAAAAAATTCAGATACAACTAAATTCTTTTCTGGTGGAGATAAATTCTCAGTTAAGCATTTGGGTGAAAAAGTAGACAAGAATGACAAAAAATTTAACACTTGGTTTTATAATAATGTATCATACACTGATGTATCTTCAGTAATTCCAGTTTCAAAAGTAATTACCACTGAAGTTGAGCATTACCTGCATGTAGATGATAGAGTTGATGTTCTCCTGAAGGAGACTAGAGGACCTGTAGCAACAAATGTGCAGGTAACATCTATTATCAGTCCTACAGAGTTTCAGATTGGTTCTGGAACCTTGCAGAGTGGTGTCGATTACGTTATTAAAAAGAAATTAAATTACACATCAAGTAACCTTGTAATTGGTGATATACTATCAAATATTCAAAATTCATTTGTAGATAAAGATAAGAACACATACATCACTTTCTCTGGATATCCAGCATATGAATCTATTCAAACTACGAATAGATCAAAAGAATTTTTATCTAGTGATATAAACCAAGTTACCAATACAATCAATATCAATGCACATGGTTTTATTAATGGAGAGAAAATTTATTATGAAGTAGTTTCTGGAGTAAGTGGTATTGCTACTGGAAATTACTATGTTAATGTTGTAGATCCAAACAATATTAACTTAGCACTCAGTCCATCTGCACTCGAAAGACAAGTATATTATGATATAACTGGAATCGGTGCTACAGATGAACATAGACTGACTCCATCTTCACTTTTTGGTGTTGGACCGATAAATCAAAATCATTTTAAGAGGATCTATAAAAAACCAAAACCAGCAACAGATCATAAAGACATTGTTGGTCCTGTTGGTGTTTCTCTTAATGGTGTAGAGTTTAATTCTCCAGTATCTTCAGATTCAATTTACTATGGACAGATTGAAAAGGTAAATATTCTTGATTCTGGATCAGGATTTGATATTATAAATGCGCCACAAGTATCAGTTGCAGATACTATTGGTTCTGGAGCAGAAGTTTATGGAAACTTTGAAGGTAAAATTGAAGAAGTTGTTCTCACAAATCCAGGATTTGATTATGTTGAAACTCCATCTGTAACTATTTCTGGAGGAAATGGTTCTAATGCAGTATGTGAAGCACGAATGAGAGGATTTACACATTCCTCATCGTTTACAGACTTTGATATTAATCTGCTAACAGATAGAGTAACTCTTTCTGTTGAGCATAAGTTTTTAGATGGTGAAGAGGTGACATATGTTGCAACTGGAACACCAATTGGTATTGGAAGCACGGCAGTAGGATTTTCAACTGATAGATTGACATCAGGCGCAGTTTATTTTATTGCAAAACATGATAATACATCATACTCTCTTGCACCATCAAGAGCAGATGCATTAGCAAAAACCAACCTTATTGACTTTAATGCATTTGGTAATCAAGATCATACACTTAGATCAAGAAAAATTAGAAGAATAATTGATAAGGTTATTGTAAGTGAAAGTAGTAACGATTTTTCAAATAGAAGAGTAATCGTAGATAGTATTGCTTGGCCTCCTGCGGATCAAAAGGATATCTTCTCATCTTTCGTAGGAGTAAATCTTGAAAATAATTACATCTATGCAAGAAATCATAATTTCAAAAATGGAGACAATCTTGTTTACTCTGTAGATGGAACAGCAATTACTGGATTGTCAACAACTGCATATTATAAAGTAACTGTACTTGATGAAAACAGATTTAAACTCAGTGAGGCAGGAACTGCATCAAGTATTACTAGTGTAAATTACGATAAGAAAATCTACACTGACATTTCT